TAAATTTGGTACTTCAGCTTGGGATCGGGTCTGAAATAGAAAAGACCCGAACCGTCAATCAAAAAATTCCGAACGATAGCCGGGAAACGGATATCAAGTTTATTAAGTTTTATCAGATCATCTAGAAACTTACTACGAGCTTTATACGTATCTTGTTCACAGTAAAAAAACAGACCCTTCTTGATCATAAGAAGGGTCATCTGCTGCACATGACTCAGTACCACCATCGTGGCGGACTGCTTTGAGCGGTCCTGAGTCCGAGCTGCCTCCAGAATCTCACTGAATCGTCCCCGGACGCTTAAAAGATCTGCAGGCATTTTACAAAAACGACGTTATCAGGAGTCCGGAAGAAGGTACTCCTTCACTCGTTCTAGTTTAAACAATTCTGGCGGTAAAAGATCATGCGGATACGAGGTCAGCAGATGATCTTTGCGACCGAGCGGATCTGTGCCACCCGCCTCCGCTTTGTAATTATCTAAATAGCTCAGCATCTCCTCGCTGTACGCAGGAGCATGAGCATTTGGAATGTCGTCATAACAGTGCGAGAAAGATGTCAGTTTGCGCTTAAGTCGATCAGGCCCTCCCATCCAACTAAAATGCCATCCCGCATCGCAATCTCCCACCACGAGGTCGTTGGGGTTCTGGCGAATTTGCGAAAGAGTTTGATCCAGATGATCGTGCAGAACGACGGTCCCGCAGGTCCAGTTGGTCGGGGGTTTCGTCTTATCCCCGTCCGGGCTCATAACACGAAGATCTGCCCGCCCGTACATCATCGGCATGGAAAGACGCACACACCGTGCAGGATCTTCTTTAGCAAGCTCTACAGCTTCTAAAAGAGCAGACGGCTTAGGAATCTCGTCGACATCAGAGAAAAAGAAGACCGAATCCGGCGGCGTCATACGCATTCCCACGGCGAGGGCATCGCGCTGAGCGTATTCGCGAACCCAAGGATTAGGAGCGATGCCCGGTGGCGGCAGTTCGACGTGCAGCACCTGAAGTTTATCTTCAGGCAGACCAAGTTTTCGAATCGTCTCTAAACAAGTGAACGGTTTCTCATCGCCCTTAAAAGTCCGGTTGGCGTCGGTAATGATGAAGCCGTCAACAATATCTTTAAGAATTTCTACGCGAAGTTCGAGCAGCTCAGCTTCGTTGAAATAAAGAAAACAATCAAAGAGCATGGAAGGCCGAAACGGGCCTGCATAGCTTAGCAAGATTTGCTATAAAAAGCACTCACCAGCTCCGACACGCCCAGTAGCGAGCTTTTAATTTGCTGCCGGGATTGTCGCAGTTATGTCTGGCCCGGAAGTTAGCGCGTCGCTCAGGAATATGTTTTTTGATCGTCATGTTCGGGTCACCAAAACGTACTAAACGTACCTGATCACCTTCTTTAGCAGCGACCGCAAATTTCTTACCGCCGCCAGAATCACGACGCGGTTTGTTGTACCCGTCAAACACTTCCCCGGCGATACGAATCTTAGCCATCAACTTTTGTTCTTTTGCTTAATGTACTCGGAAGCGCGACGACGAGCTTCTTTAGCTTTTTCAGTATTGGGCACTTGAGTATTCACAGGTTTGTTACCAGCCGTGGCACGCTTCTTTTTCTCATCCGTGGCGCGACGCTCCTCAGCAGACATGGAAGCCCACGCGGACTTAGGCAGATATCGCTCGGTTCGACCTTTTTCTCGCGCTAAATCAGCCATAACTAGGATTTTTTGCTTTTTTCGTATTCTTCACGCGTCTGCCAATCTTCCTTGCCCCAGCGACTTAACTTGTTTTCACTAGATTTTTTGCCTTCGTATTTGCCGCCAGCTTCCTTGTAGTACTTAACAGCGAGCTGCATAGCCCGCGCTGAATGCCCACCTAAGCGCTTGCGAGCCTTAGCTTTTGCAGCGGCCCATTTTGCAGGGTCTTTCTTTTTTGCGACTTCAGACACTAGCTACCGGGGTTCCGTTACCCGGAGAAACAGGAATGCCGGTTTGAGGGCCACGCTTCGATGCGGCCTTTCGAAGCAGTTCGGCCTTCATGGACTCGGTAGGGTCTTCAGTCGGCGAAAATTCATCTTCGTAAGTGCCGTACGGACCGTACTGAGGGGGAATAGGCGCATTAGGCGCTTCTTCGCTCACTTGATTTTCATAGCCGTCACTTCGCATTGCTGCTCGTTGAGCAGTGCGTTGACGACGCGACGCTAACTCTTGAGCATTAAATGCCTTAGTGAAAAAGTCGCCGGCTTCGAGAAAAGGGTCTGCCATATTTACAGTTTACTGCATGCTTCCAATTTGTTCTGCCACGAGTGCTTTAGCTAGTAAATCAGATTTTAAAGCAGACATAAAATCAGATGAAACGGCACCTTTTTTTCGCAAGGAACTAAGAATATCATCCGCATCTAAACCTGCGCTCTCGCGAAGACTTTTGCCTCCGCCAAGCAAAGAGATTAAGCTGGAATAATCAGTAGACATTAGTATAAAACTACTACGTTAGTTACGTTTCCGCTTATCAGCGCAGTAATAGAAACAGGACAAATAAAATCACCATTTAAATGATCGTTGGGACAAATTTGACCCGGCGCATCAGCAAATTCGATGGAGATATTTTTATTATTGCCTCCGCCGTTTTGAATAAAAACAGCGCGACAAGCCGGGAAATGCTTTTCCCCATCCGCAGGCGTCCATTTAAAACCGCTCGAATACGGCAAAGCGGCGGTCTGACCGTAAACAGAACCGAAAGCTCTTACGTCCACTACTTAATGATTCTCTTTGTTTGATTCTAACTCACCGATCAAGCACTGAAGGTACCAAGCCGCTTTTTTTAGGTCCTCCACACCGTTTTTAAACTTGTATCGCCAGACATATTTAGCGATATTCCCATGGCAGTAGTCCCTAAACCCTTCAGGACCTAGTTGAGCCTTCAAAGCATCGATGCACTCAATAGCACCTGACGTATAGTGCGAAGGGTGATTGACGTTGTCCATAAAAAATCAGATCTGAAGCATTTTATCGCAAGTTATGAGCTCTGGCTGCGTCTTAGCCAGCTCTATCGAGTACTTGGTGTCATCGTGGGCTAACAAACAACAAGGATGCGGTTTATAAACACCGTTTTCTTCAATCACCGGGATGCAGCGACGGTGTTCATAGCCAAAAGGGACGTCCTCAAACGCTAAACCCATAGAACTCCGATCGGCAAGGGGCCAATTTCGAAAACCGACGATTTCTACGCTCTTCGCCGGGTCCATACTGCCGCTTTTGACGTATTTGACTGCGTCAAAACTATCCAAAATCATCGCAGCGTAATAAGGACTTGCAATTTGGGCAAAAAACTTAATTTCGTGGTCAATAACGAGCAATTTCTTTACGTCAAAGCCTCGTTCTGACCAAACATTGGGAGTTCGCTTGGTTAAAAAGTACCGATAGTGGTTATCAAACGGTATTTTCTCCCCTTCGAAGACTTCATACCGAATAAATCCAGGTTCCAACCCGTATTCAGCCAGTCGAGGCTTCCAACGCATCCAATACTTAAAGTGTTCCCAAGTAATCAACATGTCATTTTCTTGATAAATGTAATAATCGTACTTGTAGTTCATACAAGCCAGCACAAGATCGTTTTTATGCGCCCACGTCAAGCCCCAGCCCTCATAACTGGAGCCGGCGATAACGATATTTAATTCCAATTGCTCCCGGAAAGGTCGCAGTAAGTTAGCTAATTGATTCGCATCATCCTGAGCTTCATTATTTATGTAGATAAATACAGAAACTTTAAGGTCGTACTCTGTATAAAGCTTCAAAACTTTGAGCAGCTTCTCGACCCGAGCCAGCGGATTGTGCGCCGCAATCGCGACCCAAAGAGTTTTATCGGAAGTCATGTCAATACTCAACTGAAAAACTACCTCTACGTTGCAAGAAAGTGATTAACCAAGTGTATGCGTCCAATAAATCGTCATGCGCGGTAGCACCTACGTTAATCAGCTGATCGAAGAGCGCATCGAACTTGCGATATTTGTTAAAGACGACTTTCTGATTCTCCAAAAGACCGAGCGTGCCTCTAAAACGAGCAATCTTGTCGCCCCTAAACCCTTTGACTTCGTGAATATGAAGGTTACTAAGGCCCCTTTCGTTCAGAAGAACCCGCCGGAGATCCGCAGCAAGGCTTGCCTGATATGCCACGGATTCAACAACAAGCGTCACGGTGGAATACGTCGGCTGGTACTCGCCGTTGTACTTAGTTAGGATGCCCCACTCAAGCAACATGTCGCATAGAAGGTCTATTTTTTCAAGGTTTCCTATAGAACGACACTGATGCGCATCAACGATATAATACTTATCTTTTAATCGGCCCCCTAAAACAAAAGCTGTGTAGTCCGAAGTCTCATTTTTGCTTGCTGAAAGGTCGATGCCAAGAGCCAAACTATCAAATTCAGTCGCCACGTCACCTTTAATCAACAGATCCGGGGAAACGACAAGGTCACTCGTGGCCACAGGTTGCTGCTGATACTGGAAACAGAAAGCAACGGGATCAAGTTCTTTCTGCTGCAATAGGTAGTCAACAGACCATTGAGTCTGCCAGTAACTCTTGGGCTGACCCTTATCGTCGTACGTAAGTGCCTCTTGAGTTACTTGCTTCCACCCTTTCTCCGGAACGAACATCGTCTTGTGGATGTCGAGCGGATGGAATCGCGTACCCAAGCAAATAGATCGACCGCCCTCAAATACAATAGGAGCAATAACACTACTCCAGTTATTATTCATCTCCTCACGAATCGTAGGATTCTTAATGTCAGCTGAACTTTTTATAGGGTCATCAATTAACACTAAATGAGCTCGTTTGGATGTAATACTACCGCGTAGTCCTGCTGCCCTTAGAGTAAATTCTTCATCACCTAATCTAGGAATACCGGCGTAGTCGTAATCAATCGACCAGCCGATATCCGATTGCATCCCCGGTTTGAGTCGACATGTCGGAAAAATTTTACGAAATTCTGATGAGTCAACGATCTGTCGAATAATCCGTGACTTAGGGATAGCTGTAGCAATGTTGTAACTCACGTAGATAATCTGCAAAGGTCTTTTTGCAGCGGTATGACGTCCTATACACCATGCCGTAAACATATTGAGAACGGTCGACTTAGCCGAACCCCTTGGTGCTAAAATATCCAGATTAAGACCAGCAATATCTAACAAGTACTTGTTGCTCTCGTTTGTCACCAAGTGCTCGTGCCATTCGAGCATGTGAGGTGCAGGGGGCTTGTCTAACAGCGTACAGAAAGTATGAAAGTCATTAGACGCTTTAGTGTAAATAGTTTCTACTACGTTGCTATCGCCGGCTTCAATCGCTTTAAGTGCACGTAGTTGGGCGCCACGGCGGTAGGCAAAACTCTCCCTACTAGGCATGTTGATAAACTGATAGCGCTGTTATAGTGATTGTACTCGATTCGCCGAGTTTGCATGTCGAAAATCCTTTGGTATGGCGATGCTTGTAGTAATACAGGCTTTGCGAGAGTAACACACAGCGTACTAGATGTTCTTAAGAACGAACATGAAGTCGTGGTGATGGGGATCAACCACACGGGTGATCCACACGATAAGCCATACAAGGTATATCCAGCCTGCCCTGCAGGTTCAGGCGATCGATTCGGTATCGGCAGAATTCCGGAGATCATCGAAAAGGAAAAACCAGACGTAATTATCTGCCTGAACGACATCTGGGTTGTAAATCAGTTTTGGGAACGCTGTCAGTTCCTGAAAGATCAGATCGGTTTTAAGTTCATCGCGTACTTCCCGGTGGATAGCGAGAGCTACTTCCCCGACATGCTGCGTCATATCAAGCACTGGGATCTAGCAGTCACCTTCACTGTTCCCTCTGCCGAGCGTGTCATGAAGTGCGGCGCAGATGCTCCGCGACTCGCTGTGCTCCCCCATGGGGTTGACACAGGTCGGTTCTACCCGATGGACAAAGCTGAAGCTCGCAAGCGGATCGGTATTCCCGAAGATAAATTCGTCGTTCTTAACGCGAACAGGAATCAACCGCGTAAACGCATTGACCTGACGATCAAGACGTTCGCCGAGTTTGCGGTCAACAAACCCGACACCATGCTGTACCTGCACATGAGTACGAAAGACATGGGCTGGGATATTCTGCCCCTCTTTAGACACGAGATGCAGCGCCGTGGTCTGGATGACGCCAATCGACTGATTTTGACTTCGGCAAACATCAACTACCTGAGCGCACCGCCGGACGAATTGCTCAATACAATTTATAACGCCTGCGACGTCGGTATTAATACATCCGATGGAGAAGGCTGGGGTCTTGTTAGTTTTGAACATGCGGGCTGTAAAAAACCGCAGGTTGTTCCGCACCACACAGCGTGCCAAGACATCTGGAAGGATGCGGCCGAACTTATCCCCATTTCCACATGGGTTGTGGATAAAGATCTTGGTGTCGAACGCGGTCTGATCAACGTGACGCAGGCGGCTCGGATCCTGGACGATTTGTACCACGATTTACATACATACAACGAAGTGGCTGAGGCGTGCTACAATGTCACTCAGCGTCCGGAGTATCGCTGGGAATCTATTGGTGC